AGGAAAATATTATACCCCAAATACAAATGCCATAGTTGATATGAATGGACAGAATGGAGGTGGTAACAATGAGAGTTGAAGTTAGAAATGACAAGATAGTTATAGATGGATATGTAAATGCTGTGGAAAGAGCATCAAAAGTCTTGTATGACACTAGAGGTCAATTCATAGAAAAGATAAGGTCTGGCGTTTTTCAAAAAGCATTAGAAAGAGCAGAAAACGTAAGGGTTTTATTAGATCATGAACAAGATAGAGAACTAGCAGATACTAAAAGTGGTAAAGCTAAATTATTTGAGGACAACATAGGACTTCGAGCAATAGTAGAAATTGATGACTCAGAAGTTATTCAGAAAGCCAAGGAAAACAAATTAAGAGGTTGGTCATTTGGATTTCTATGTAATAAAGAAGATAGAAAAACAAATGAAGATGGAATAGAAGAAAGAGTTGTTAGAGATTTGGATTTGCTAGAAGTATCAATAATTGATGATAGAAAGTATCCAGCATACCTTGGAACTAGCATTGAAATGCGAGATGACAAAGTAAAAGTAGTTGAATACAGAACGGAAAGTTTTAGTTCTGTAGAAATAAAAGAAACCGAAAAATTAAAAGAAAAAATAGATTATTCGGATTATGAGAAAAGAATAGAAAAAATAAAGAAAAATTAGGAGGAGAAAATTATGAATTTAAAAGCATTAACAGAACAAAAAGCTGAAAAGCAAAATAAAATGGAGGAATTACTTAATACAGTAAAGACCGAAGAAAGAGCATTCACTGATGAAGAGAATGAATTATTTAAAGAATTAGAAAGTGAAATTGGAAGAATAAATGACACTTTAAGTGCTATCACAAAAGGTCGTGAATTAACAAAAGAACCAGATGAAGCACAGGAAGAAGAAAAGAATGAGGAAGATGAAGAAATGAAGGAACAAGAAGAAAGAGCTATACAAGAAGAAAAGGCATTTGAACGATATATTCGTGGAATTGTTGCAGAAGAAAGAGCTGATGTTAATTTAACCAAAGGAGATAATGGTGCAGTTATTCCAGTATCAATTGCTAAGAAAATAATCAAGCAAGTATATGATATATCACCTATTTTAGAGAAATCTACAAAATACAATGTTAAAGGAAAATTAGAGATACCATACTACTCAGAAACATCATCTGCAAAGGTAAACATGGCTTATGCAACAGAATTTAAATCATTAGAAAGTAATATTGGTACATTTGCTAATATTGAATTAACTGGATTTTTAGCAGGAGCATTAGCAAAAATATCTAAATCATTAGTAAATAATAGTGATTTTAATATTGTACAAGAAGTTATAAACATTATGTCTGAGTCAATAGCAATCTTTGTTGAAGGAGAATTAATTCACGGAACAGAAGGAAAGGTTGATGGTTTAGCAAAAGGAGTAAAATTACAAATCCAAACTGCTAAAGCAACAGAGATAACTGCTGATGAATTAATAAAAACTAAAAGAAAAGTAAAACAAAGATTTCAAAAAAATGCTATTTGGATAATGTCACCAGAAACATTAACAACTATTTCATTATTAAAAGATAGTAATGGTAGATACTTGTTACAAGATGATATTACTAATGATTTTGGTTATACATTACTTGGTAAACCAGTTTATGAGTCAGACAATATGGATGAAATAGGTGCAGGAAATACTCCAGTATATTATGGAGATATGAGTGGACTTGCAACAAAATTTGTAGAGGAATTAGAAATCGAAGTGTTAAGAGAAAAATATGCTGATCAACACGCAGTAGGAGTTGTTGCTTGGATGGAATTTGATTCTAAGGTAGAAGATGCACAAAAGATTTCAAAACTTGTATGTGCTGGAAGTCAAGTAAAATCAACAGAGTCAAAATAGTAACAAGTAACCTCTAGATAGGAGGAAAGTATGAAAGTTAGTAAAATAACATTTCAAGAAATCGCAGATTATATCAGACTATCTGAAGTCAGCGAAGAAGAAAAAACATTGCTCGATAATTTAATAAATATTGCAAAAAGTTTTATAAAAGAAAATACTGGAGTGCAAGACCTAGACGAATATGACGATTTTGTGATTGTCATTTTTATTTTGTGCCAAGATATGTATGATAACAGAACGTTATATGTTGATAAGACAAATTTGAATAAAGTTGTAGAAACAATATTAGGACTTCACTCAAGGAATAATATATGTTAAATGCAGGTAAGTATAATAAAAAAATATCAATATTCCAGGAAGCAATAGAAGAAGATAAAAGTGGGTTTAAAAATAAATCTGAAAAACTTCTTCTCACTACCTGGGCAAATGTAAAAACAACAAAAGGATTTACATTGATAGCAAATAATTCTGATTTTGAAAAAGCTTATACTAATTTTACTATAAGATATCCAAAGACTAAGATTACTCGTGATATGGTTATAGAATTTAATTCTAAAAAGTACACAATAGAGTATCTGAATAATGTCGATGAAGAAAATGTTGAATTAGAAATCCAGGCGAAAGAAGTAACAAAATAATGGCAGGATTTAATATAGAATTTCCAACAGAACTTATGAGTAGCATAAAAAAGCTGACAGATGAATCCGATACTATGTTTAAAGAAATGACTCAAGCAGGAGCTAAAGTTGTATACAACAATGTAAAATCAAATATGAAGTCAAGTTTTAAAAAAACTGAAAGTATAGAAAAAGGATTAAAAATAACAAGACCATATAAGACTATAACCGATGATGGTATTAATACCAAAGTCGGTTTTTATGGTTATAAGGATGATGGAACACCAATACCACTAATAGCACTTGCAAGAGAATATGGAACAAGTAAAGGCGAAAAGAAAAAGCCATTTTTAAGAAAGGCATTTAATCAAAAGTCAGCAATAACAAATGCGATGCTAGATGTTCAAAAGAGGTATATAAAAGATGAATGATTATGAATTACTAAAAACTATATTTAATAATTTTCAAGTTGATAATAAAAAAATCCCAGTAAGCTATTTAACTTATAAAGGGAAAGAAAAAACTTATGTGACTTATACATTCACAGGAGATGATCCTTATTTATTTGGAGATGATAAAGAAATTGGAAGTATTGTAAGTATTGATATAGATATATTTAGTGTATCAAACTTTTTGAAAATAGAAAAAAGAATTATAGAGTTAATGGAAAATAATGAATTTATAAGAGTTGGATGTAGTCCAGATATGTATGAAGAAGATACAGGACTATATCACAAAACCATAGAATTTGAAAAGGAAAGGATGAGATAAATATGGCAAGAATAGGTTTAAAAAACTTTAGATATGGTTTATTAGATGAAGAAAAGGAAACATACAAAGGTTCATTACAATTAGGCAAGGCAATTGATTGTAAAGTCTCATTGGACTTAAATTCTGCAGAATTATATGCAGATGATGGTCTAGCAGAAAGTGATTACTCAGTAAAAAAAGGAACAGTATCAATAACAGTTGATGAAGATGATGACGAAACATTTTCTAATTTAACAGGTCATGAAATCAGTGAAGATGGCGAAATGATAAGAAAAGATACTGACATTCCACCTTATGTTGGATTTGGTCGAATCATCACGAAAGTAGTATCAGGAGTATATAGATACAAAGTTGAATTTTTGAGTAAAGTGAAATTTAAGGATGCTCTGCCAGATGAAAAGACAAAAGGCGAGAGTGTTGAATTTACTACAACCACATTAGAGGGTACAGTTTTAAAATTAAAAGATGGTACTTGGTCAAAAACTAAAACATTTGAAACATATGAAGAAGCAATAACATATCTTGATGGATTGTTAAAAGCACCAGCAGGAAAGTAGGTAGAAGAAAATGAAAGATTATAAATTTGAATTTGAAGTAGATGGAAAGATGTATCCGCTTGTATTTAATTTGAATGTAATGGAAACAATCCAAGCTAAATACGGAAGTGTCCAAAAATGGGGAAGACTTACTGATAATAAAAATGGAGAACCAAATGCTAAAGCATTAATATTTGGTTTTACTGAAATGATAAATGAAGGTATAGACATTGAAAATGATGAAAAAGGCACAGAAAATCCATTATTAACATTAAAACAAGTTGGTAGATTGATTACTAAGGCAGGAATACAAGAATCAGCTAAAAAACTAAATAAAGCTATTACAGAAAGCGTTAAGGAAGACCACCCAAAAAACATATAGTCCACGAGGAAGAATCAGAGCAGATTGATTTCTCGTGGATTTTGTTTGTGGGAATAAAGTTACTTGGATTACCAAGTAAAGAAGTAGGAAGACTTACGTATAGAACTTTCAAAAATCTGTATTACCATTATCAAAATTATTATGATTTTACTCTTAAAGGTATTAGCTATCAAAGATTAAATGAATTAGTAATGGAAAATGAGGAATGGCTTAATTAAGGAAGGAGGTATATATGGCTAGTTCATTTGGCGGATCAATAAAACTTACAGGCGAAAGTGAATATACCAAAGCCTTGAAAACAATTACAAGCAATCTAACAGTTATGGCTAGTGAGATGAAACTTGTATCAACACAATTTGATAAAAACGATAAATCTGTACAAGCCATAACCTCTAGAAATACTATTCTTAATAAAGAGATAGAAGAAGGAAATAAAAAGGTTGCTACATATAGAAAAGCACTTGAAGACTTCAAAACACAGCAGGATAAGAATGCTAGTGGAATAGTGGAGTTAATGGTAAACCTTGAAAAAGAAAAAAAGAAGTTAGATGAGTTAAAGAATAGTACAACGGCAACATCTGATGAAATAAAAAATCAAGAAAAGATTGTTGCTGATTTATCTACTCAACTCGCTAAAGAAGAAGCTCAATATGATAAAAATAAACTTACAATAAATAAATATCAAACTCAGTTAAACAATGCAGAAGCAGAAGTAAATAAACTTAATACAGAACTTAAGCAAAACAATGCAAGTTTAAATGAAAATAAATCATCATACGATAAGTTGAACGATAAAATAGCAGAACAAAAGAGCAAACTAAATGAACTTAAAGTTCAATATGGTTCTGTAGTATTAGAACAAGGAAAAAACTCAAAAGAAGCTAAAGCTCTTGCTGAAGAAATTAAGACTTTGTCTGGAAATATTAAAGATAATGAAACTAAGATGAGAAATTCAACAAAAGCTATTGATGAATTTACATCATCAGAAAAATCTGCAGGAAATGAAACATTAAAACTCGGAGATTTAATAAAAGCTCATTTAACAAGTGAAGCTATTATTGCAGGTGTTAAAGGATTAGCAAGTGCAATGGGAACAATGGCAAATGGAATTGTTAATCTTGGGAAAGAGGCCATAGCTAATTATGCAGAATATGAGCAGTTGGTTGGTGGTGTTGAAACATTATTTAAAGACAGTGCTGGTATTGTAGAGGGCTATGCTAATAATGCATACAAAACTGCTGGACTATCTGCAAATCAATACATGGAAACAGTTACAAGTTTCTCTGCAAGTCTTTTACAAAGTTTAAATAATGATACTGCAAAAAGTGCAGAAGTTGCAGATATGGCAATTACAGATATGTCTGACAATGCTAACAAGATGGGTACAGATATGTCCATGATACAAAGTGCATATCAAGGGTTTGCAAAACAGAATTATACTATGCTAGATAACCTTAAATTAGGTTATGGTGGTACAAAATCAGAAATGGAAAGATTACTTGCTGATGCGAGTAAAATAAGTGGCGTTAAATATGATATAAGCAGTCTTAATGATGTATATCAAGCAATTCATATAATTCAAGGAGAACTTGGAATAACAGGAACAACAGCAAAAGAGGCAAGTACAACAATTTCTGGGTCAATAAACTCTATGAAATCAGCATGGACGAATTTAGTAACAGGAATAGCAGATGATAATGCAAACTTCGATAGTTTGATTAGTAATTTTGTAGAAAGTGTCATGACAATGGCTGAAAATATAGTTCCAAGAATAAGTATTGCACTTGATGGAATTGTAAATTTGATATTAGGATTAGCAGATAAATTACTTCCACAAGTATTAGAAATGGGAGTAGGGTTAATTCAAAATCTTATAACTGGAATAACAGGAAATATTGGTAATTTAATGTCAGGAATCAATCAAGTAATACAAACTATATTACAAGCCTTGGTTTCAATGTTACCTCAAATAATAGAAGCAGGAATACAAGTTATAGTTTCTCTTATAACAGGAATTGCAAGCTCATTACCAACTTTGATACCTCAAATTATTGATTGTGTACTTTTGATAGCAGAAACTTTGCTAGATAATATTGATTTAATTATTGATGCAGGAATACAGTTGATAATTGGACTAGCAGAGGGGTTACTAAATGCTTTGCCACAATTAATTGATAAAATTCCTATAATAATTGATAAATTGGTATCGGCTATTACTGATAATTTGCCTAAAATTATTGAAATGGGTGTTGTTTTGATAGTTAAATTGGCAGTAGGTCTTGTAAAAGCAATACCACAATTAGTATCAAAAATACCTCAAATAATAACATCGTTAATAAATGGTATAGCAAATTACTATGGAAAACTTGGAGAAGTAGGTAAAAACTTATTAAATAAGGTTAAAGATGGAATAGTAAGTGGAATATCAAAAATTACAGATGTAGGTAAAAATTTAGTTCAAGGATTATGGAATGGTATCAATAAT